GATGAAACAGCACACACTCGTGGAGACTCATGAGCCTGACGGCCCTGACTCACAGCTCCCCCACGGGCGATGAAGTCGTCAGCCAGGTCACTGGACCGCGCACGGAAATCGACTCCCCTGAGAGGAGGATGCGTGTCGGAACACTGAAACGGACCAGAGAGGTGACGGGAAGGAGGACGCTGGAGGGCACCATCCGCGTTGGCAGAGGGGGGGAGAGGGAGATACGGAGGTCAGTGGCACTATTGACTACGATAGACGCGCGGGATTGGACTCGAGAGGGCAACTTAGCGAGGAACAGAGAGTCGGCACTGATGAGACCGCTGAGGATGACAATCTCAAGGGGTTCATCTCCGATGACGGACCAACCAATCTCACGCAGGGTATGGGCTGAGACCTCGGTCTCGAGGTGGATGTGAAGGGTGGGTGCGGGGTTTGAGGCCAGCTCGAGCCATGGGGCGAATAACGAACGGTAGTAGATGCCAGCGAACTGAGGCGTGGTCGTAGCGCCCATCAGGCGGTAGCAATGATCCAGTAGGACTTGGCCAGTCACGCCACCAACGCGCTTATGACGAATGAGCACATTGACGAGGGAGTCCAAGTCGATACAGCACGGCGCTACTTGCAACGGAACGTTGGCCGAGACGATCTCGTAGGGAGTGTGGACGTACACTAGTGAGCGACCCCTTTGAGAGATGAGGCTCGACCGAGCACGTTGTGCGGGAAGCATGACGTCATGGTAAAGGGAGGCAAACTCTTGGTAGATTGCGATTGGAAACTCGGCGCCATACGAGCCGGGGGAGAGGATGGCACGCACACCTTGTTCGAGGACGTCCGTGCCCAGCTTCTCCCACAGAGCCATGATTTGGGTCTCGAAAGTGGGGTCCAATGAGTCACCTAGATCGTCCGAGTCGGTCACTGTCTCCTGGGGAACACGGTCTCTGGATCTGGAATGACGGCTGAAATCACGTCGATGAAGGTAGATTTGTAGGACCCCTTCGGGAGGGGCGAGCGCAACACCCATGGAGTCTTTTATCGTCCCGGACCTGACTGTGACGGCATGAGGGTTCAATAGCGCGTTGAGAGTCACTTCCCACCAGGGCTGGAGCTCAGCAATTGACGTCTGAAGCAGGACGGGGCGCTTCGTGCCGGCGAGGTGGACACCATCTGAGAGTAGTACCAGGACGAGAAACCAAGGGACGGTGTTTCCATCGTCGGTGCGGAGGGGATATTTAACGTCTAATGTCAAGTTCATCAGCTTGATGTAAGCTAAAGGAACGTTCAGCACGTGAACATGGAGGGGTGACCTGGGTGCTTTGTTATCGCGCACGTCCACGTTCAACGTCAAGTCCACATGAACTAGAGTCGCCTCGGTCCCGAGGTCTGGCTTAGATTCAGAAACTGCGGGCCGTGTCAATCGCGGCAAGCGGAAGGCCTCATCGAATTCCGGGGTCCAAGTAGGTTTAGCCATCCCACGGGCCGCGCGCCAGCATAAACCGTCTAAAGGCATCATGCGAGTGGAATTTTGGCCAGCGCGCGTCAGGTGACCGTGGAAGGCTGACAGTGGGTAGTTGACGTCAATCGTTAAGTCGGGCAAGTCCAGCATGAAGGTACGAGGGTTGGTCAAATTGGGAACGATAGTTATGTGTACGGCCGATCGCTTGCCAGTCATTATGTCAGCGTCGTGCTTGAAGATGGATTCCAGCGTGGACTGATTGATAAAACCGGAGTAGGCGGACACATCAGTTGCCAGGTAGAGGGGTCCTCCAAAGACATGTCGGGTTCGTGTGTAGACGATGGGCTGTGAGGCTATTAAGCCTACAGACTTGGAGACAGTAGCATCCGGCCCAAGCAGGGGAATGATGACGTCGTACAGATCAGGGGGGGCTTTCCCCGCAGCTGCCAAGTCAAGTTTCCATCGTGGTATGTCCCACTGGTTGGCGCCGGGGCTACTGAGCAGCCATTTAGCGAACGACTTGGGTCGCGGAAGTAGGATGAAACGATGGGTGAGAGGACTCGTCAGACGTTGACACCAGGCGAACACTTCCTCGATACCATGAGTCCCAACATAATGCTCAAGTTGAGATTTAAACCAGGCGGGAGCGAAGATCGTGAGAGTGTCTTTAGGTATGCGAGTTCGGTAAAGTCGGGTGTCAATGTATTTAAGTAGAGTGGAGTCGTTCCAGTTGAAGCCGTGTCCTGGGATGAAGACGACTGTAATCATCCTGACGTGTGTGCATAAAAC